AAAGAAGATCCCGTATATTTTGCAAAAAATTATGTAAAGATCGTAACACTTGATCATGGTCTTCAACCATTCAAGTTGTATGACTTTCAGGAAAAGTTAGTTAATAGATTTCATGAGAATCGATTTAACATTTGTAAGATGCCACGACAGACTGGTAAGTCTACAACGTGTGTGTCTTATCTACTTCACTATGCAGTATTTAATGACAGTGTAAATATTGGTATTCTGGNNTTGCTGACTCGTTCTTTGCCTCTGTTTATCCTACTATTACTTCTGGTAAAAGTACCAAGGTAATTATCGTATCCACTCCACATGGTATGAATCATTTCTACCGTCTGTGGCATGATGCTGAGAGAGGAAAGAATGAGTATATTCATACGGATGTTCACTGGTCAGAAGTTCCTGGAAGAGATTCTAAATGGAAAGAGCAGACTATTGCTAATACTAGTGAGCAGCAGTTTAAGGTTGAGTTTGAGTGCGAATTCCTAGGATCAGTTGACACACTGATTGCTCCTAGTAAATTGAGAACATTGGTGTATGATTCACCAATGCATAAGAATGCAGGTTTAGACGTATATGAACCTGTAAAAAGTAATCATGATTATATAATGACAGTAGACGTTGCACGTGGTGTTGGTAATGATTATTCGGCATTTGTGATTGTAGATATTACAGAGTTTCCTCATAGAGTTGTAGCAAAGTATCGGAACAATGAGATCAAACCGATGTTGTTTCCAAGTGTTATCTATGAGGTAGCAAAAAATTATAATAGTGCATATATCTTATGCGAAGTTAATGATGTTGGAGATCAAGTAGCATCAATTCTTCAATACGATCTTGAATATCAGAATGTTCTTATGTGTTCAATGAGAGGACGTGCTGGTCAAGTCGTGGGTCAAGGATTTTCTGGTAAGAAGACACAATTAGGTGTCAAAATGTCCAAGACTGTGAAGAAAGTTGGGTCACTTAACCTTAAGACTTTGATTGAAGAAGATAAATTAATCTTTAATGATTATGAGATAATTGCTGAACTCACCACATTTATATCAAAGCACAATTCATTTGAAGCAGAAGAAGGATGTAACGATGACCTTGCAATGTGTCTCGTAATCTATGCATGGTTGGTAGCACAAGACTACTTCAAGGAACTTACTGATCAGGATGTTCGTAAGAGAATATATGAAGAACAGAAGAATCAAATTGAGCAAGATATGGCACCTTTTGGATTTATGTCTGATGGTTTAGAAGATGCTAGTTTTGTTGATGCTCAGGGTGATCGTTGGTCTAATGCATCAGTTGGTGAATACGGTGATATGTCATATATGTGGGATTATAATTAATGGACTTAGACATTCAAATTAAACTGGGACATTTACTTCTTTATGAAAGAGAGTGTAGGTGTTGTGGACAGACAAAAAATTTGATTGAAGGATTTTATAGAACTCGTAAAAATAGAGGAGCATCTGCATCATCATTTTCTTATGAGTGTAAGGACTGCACTATCAAAAGGATTATTAAATCTAGAAAAGACAAACCAGATATACTATACGATCCAGTTACTAGTATTGGAGATATATATCCAGATTGGTAGTGTTCATGCACTGTTTCCCACACGAAAAGTAAGGTTTTAATAAATAATTTCAGATAAACTGAGATCAACGGAGAAAAAAATGGCGACTCCTCAATTATCTCCTGGAGTATTAATCCGAGAGGTTGATTTGACTGTTGGAAGAGCTGATAATGTAATTGATAATGTTGGTGCTATTGCTGCACCTTTTCAAATTGGACCTATTGACTATCCAATCAACGTTACAAACGAGCAAGAACTACTAAACACTTTTGGTAGACCACTATCTACCGACACTCATTACGAGTATTGGATGTCCGCTGCTTCTTTCCTATCCTATGGAGGAGTCCTTAAGGTAGCAAGAACAGATGGCACCAATCTAGTTAATGCTAACGCAAAGATTGATACCGATCAGTCATCTGCTGTTGGTTCAGCATCACTAAAAATCAAGAATATTGATGACTATAATATAAACCATGCTGATGGTGTGGCAGATTATGTTTTTGCTGGAAAGACACCTGGTGAATGGGCAAACAACCTTAAGGTTTGCATCATCGATGACAAGGCAGACCAAATCCTAAGTATTGCTTCTACCTCAGGTGTTTCTGTAGGTGCTGCAGTTACTTATTACTTTGATGACGAAGTTTTAGCATCTGCAGGTTCTACACAAGCACTAACTGGTTGGAAACTAGAAGGTGTTGTTACTGAAGTTGGTACTGGTGATGTTAGTGTTAAAGTTGTACAAAGAGTTTCTTCTGCTTCAACAGTCTATCCAGTAGACTATGCAGAAAATTCCGAAGTAGCATCTTTCCCTGCAACAGCAGATATTGGTGGTAGTGCTGGCAATATTCATATCGGTGCAGGTGTTGCAGCAACTGTTTCCGCAAGAAAAGATTGGTACGATCAACAAACTATTTCACTAGACAACCAGATAATTTACTGGAGTCAGATTGCACCAAAACCAGGAACTTCTAACTATGCAAATGAGAGAAGTGGTAGAAATGATGAGATGCACGTTGTAGTCATTGATGACTATGGCACACTAACTGGTATTAAGGCAAACATTGTTGAGAAGCATGTAGGTCTATCTAAAGCAGCAGATGCAGTTTCTGCAGTCAATTCTCCACAGAAGGTTTACTATAAGAATTACCTAGCAGACTTCTCTGAATATATCTATGCTGGTGATAACCCTTCTGATGGGTTAGGAAATGAGGTAGTATCTCAGAACGCAGTTGGACTAAGTACATCCAATGGTCTTTGGGGTCAAGATGCACAAGATATAACATTCAGTGCAATTGGTAACTATACTTACAAACTTCTTGGTGGTAAGGATTACGGAACTGGTTCTGATAGGATGAAGGCAACACTAGGAAGTCTTGCAACCTCCTATAGAATCTTCAATAATGAAAACGAGCATGTTATCGATTATCTTATCATGGGTCCTGGTTTAGATTCTAAAGTAGAGTCTCAAGCTAAGGCACAAGAACTTATTGCAATTGCAGAACTTAGAAAGGACTGTATCGCAGTAATCTCTCCACATCGTTCTGATGTTGTTGACATTTCAAATACTGAAACTCAGACTAATAACGTTCTTGAGTTCTTCAGCCCACTATCCTCCTCATCTTATGCAATCTTTGACACTGGATACAAGTACATGTATGACAGATTCAATAATAAGTTCAGATATGTTCCTTGTAACGGAGACGTTGCTGGTCTATGCGTAAGAACTTCTATTGAATCATATCCTTGGTTCTCACCTGCTGGACAGCAAAGAGGTGTTCTAAACAATGCTATTAAACTAGCATATAACCCAACCAAGACACAAAGAGACCGTCTCTATCCTAAGAGAATTAACTCTATCGTTAATACTCCTGGAACTGGAATCGTCCTCTTTGGTGACAAGACAGGTCTGGGTTATCAGTCAGCATTCGACAGAATCAACGTTCGTCGTCTATTCCTCACAGTTGAGCAAGCACTTAAGAGTGCTGCAGACTCACAACTCTTTGAACTCAACGATGAGATCACAAGAGCAAACTTCATCAATATTGTTGAACCATTCCTTCGTGATGTTCAATCAAAGAGAGGAGTTTATGACTTCCTAGTCATTTGTGACGAGACTAACAATACTCCTGACATCATTGACAGCAATGAGTTCAGAGCAGACATCTTCCTGAAGCCTGCTAAGTCAATTAACTACGTAACCCTCACGTTTGTTGCCACCAGAACTGGTGTCAGCTTTGAGGAAGTTGCTGGTAGAGTCTGATCTAATAATAAATTAAAACAAGGGAGATTATTCTAAAATGGCCAACACACCATCACTCAAAAACTTATCAGCATTCAAAACCAGATTAGCTGGTGGCGGTGCTAGACCCAATATCTTTGAAGTTACTCTTGATAAGTTTCCTGATGAGATTCGTTCTTATTGGGGTTCAGAAGAAAAGATTGATTTCAGATTTTTCTGCAAAACTGCTGCTCTACCTGCATCAAACGTTGCTGCAATCGAGATTCCTTTTAGAGGTCGTTCTCTAAAGGTTGCTGGAGACAGAACATTTGATACCTGGTCAGTAACAGTCATTAATGATGAAGACTTCAGAATCAGACATGCCTTTGAGGCATGGATGAACCTTCTATCTAAACTTGATAATGCAACTGGTGCAGTCAATCCATCTTCTTACATGGTAGATGCTAATGTCTTCCAACTTGGGAGAAGTGATAGAAGAGAGGGAACTGCGGTTCGTAACGATGTCTCACAAACTGGACCTGGTGGAAACTCAACTGGAAGTGGAGATTCTACAATCCTAAGATCCTATAAGTTTATTGACATTTTCCCAACTAATATCTCTGCTATTGACCTTAGTTATGATACCACTGATACCATTGAAGAATTCACCGTTGAATTCCAGGTTCAGTACTTTGAAATCAACGATGGTCCAGGATCCATCAAATAATCTGAGATAAATAGTAAGAAAAGGATAACTTAATTATGTCTAGACTTTTTGGATTTTCAAT